TAGAGGCTGAAGACGGCGGCGGCGGCATTGGTCAGGCTGAGAGTGATGGTGTCGGCGCTGCCAGAATCATTCGAAACAAGTATCGACTTGAAGATGGCAGTCTTTGCGGCTGGCGCAGTGTAGACGACCGTCACATTTGTTGTCGTGAGGTCGACTGCCGCATTTTTGTAGAACGTAGTCATCAGCCAAAGAACCAAATCTTGCGATCGGAAGCCTCTTCCGCGTTGTTCTGCGCAGAGTTGCCAATTGAATTGATTGCGAGCTGGATGACATTAGAGAAGCGGTCTGCCCATGACTTGCTCCACTCTGCGGGAGCTGTCGGGAGCCTCGTGTCTATTGTGCTCATCTGAGACCGTCCTCTCTCGCATTTACGCGGAACTCTCCGAGCAGCCAGGAGGCACCAGTCTCTGTGCTCTCCATGCGAAGGCTCATCTGTCTGCTGCGAGACCTCATGCTTACCTTAGTTGTGTCAGAAGTAATAGTAAACGGCCCCTTTGTCGTCGTAGATCCGTTGGGATATTTCTTTGAATACAGCGTGCACAGGAGGTTTCCGCTGACGGTCGCATCTGGAATGATCTTGTCGACCAGCATCAGAGAGTCTCCAGAGGACACCTCCATCGGCGAACTCTCGACATACGCAGTCATGGCCGAGCCGTCGTCATCGGTGCCAGTCTCCTGATCGTACAGGAGGCCAACCTTAGAGAACGAGAATGGAACCTTGCGGAAGCCAAAGGAATCAAACCAAGCAGTCCTCTCAAGAGAGCCGATCGACCAAGAGCCTTCCTCGTAATTATAGGTCACATAAGAATCCGGCTCTGGATCAGAGCCAGTCGCCTCTGTGCTCGGGTAGAACCACGACACCTCATTGAACTCTTTGTTGTGAGCGGCGAAGCACTTGTCAAAGTAGTCCTTTTGCAACCTATCAAAGACATAAAACTCAACGGGGCACGGGATCTCTTTGACTGAGCCGTCGTAGACGAAGAAGTTGGCCTTGCCCATCCAGTAGATGTTCTCATCGACATTCATCATCGTGTTGATGCCGACGCAGCCACAGTTCGCGCCGATAAGCCGGAAAGAGAATGTGAACGGAGGTCCGATGAACGTCATGCCGTAGACCGCCTCATCTGTGGAGATGAATGTCTCCTGCCGGGTGGGCATCATGGCGACGATCTTCGTGCCAATCTCAAGCCTCTGGTCTCCTGATGTGTTGGTGACCGCCGGGGTCCAGTCAACAAAGTTTTCTTGGTCAGACCAGCGGACGAGCATCGGGTCGATTACGCTGGCACCCAGGGCATTCGCCCCCGCTGAGACGAGGTGCCGATCGGGAAATGATATTTGCGTAATTCTGTTGAGGGTCGGAACGCCAGATGCGCCGCTCTCCGCAGAGACGAGAGAGGCACGGGCATCGGCCCCTCCAGAGGCATCCCAATAATAAATTTGATATCCTCTGACTGTGGCAATCAGATCCTCACCCCAGAGAGAGAGCGACCACTGGCTGTTCTCAAGGACAATAGAGCTAACAGCTCTTGGAGTTCCCCATGTGCTGCTACCCCAAGTCCCAGAACCCCAGCCAACTGAAGGCGAAGGAGTTTGAGTTCCTAGCCCTTCATCGAAACCAATAAGATAGTCGGCGGTTACGCTTCCGCCGCCGCCAGATGTGGCCCCCGTCGCCGCCGTCCCTGTCTCGATCGTGTAGCTGTTCGCATTCACATAAGTTATTTGAAAGCCAGAGAACCGATTGAATGTGTTGGCGGCGATGCCATCAAGGGCACCAGAGCCAGAGAACACAACAAAGTCTCCATCAGACTGGCCGTGGCTTGTGTCTGCCACTGTGACAACGGAGCTTCCGTTGACGGTGGTGAACGGATTGGTCAGGCTAGCTGAACTAATAAGAGGAGTGATGTCAAAGATGCCCTCGTTCTGAATGATGTAGAGGTGGTTGTGCGTCCCGACTGCCATCGTGTCGAGGCCAGCGAGGGTTCTCCAAAATAGGATCTCTCTTGGGACTCCTTGGAGCGCAGCCTCTGCGTTGTAGTCAATTCCTTCAGACGCATCCAACGCATAAATAGGTTCTTTTTCCCAGCCACCTATTTTTGTTGCGAAGCCATTGCGAAACCTCACCTTGTCGCCATCAGTCCAGAACGGCCCGTTCTTGCCAGCGGCGTAGGCGGTGATGTCTTTGACGATCCCCGGCTTTATCTCGAAAGGTCGCAACGGCATTACACAATCCCCCTCATGACACTCTCCAAGCGCCGCGCCCTCGCGGTTACCTGCTGATACCACCGGCTGTCGATCATTTGGTCTGCTGCGGACTGCCAGTCACCGAGATTGATAGCGCGGATCATCTTCGTGAATTTGTTGAACCTTGGAAGCCCCAGGTTGAACATCATGTTGGCAACGACGAGCTGCACACCTTCAGGCAGAGACCCAAAGTCATCAAAGGCTCGGTCGCAGTCGCCTACCACAGACTCAATGTCTGAGTTGAACACCTGCCGGACGCGATCTTCACTGATCTTCGTGCCAACAGCCTGACCGTGCTCCGGGTCCGCCTCTGTCACGAGATGGCCAATTCCGTATGTAGCATAGCCTAAATGGTCAAGGTAGATTTCGTAGACGCAGCCTTCGTCCCGCTCAAGGTCTAGCCGAAGCTGCTCGACGTTCATCTGCCCTGCCCGTTGTACTTTTTTGAGGACAGCCGCTTGCTCTTGTTCTTGACGCGAGTAAGAGGGCTGGAGCCGATGGAGGTCCGCTTCTTATTCGGAGCCGCCTTTGCCCCAGCCCCAAGAGCTTTCATTGCCATTAGTCTTGGTTCTTCTCTGCCATGACGACACCAAGAATGCCGCCGACAACACCAATGACGGCAAGCCACTCGAAGTCAGTGAGAATGCCGACGCCAATTGCCGCCACACCAATCGCCGCGTAGCTAGACGGCTCGCTGACGCGAGACAACACATACTGTACGATTTTCATTTGCTTATTCCTTTTACCTTTTCAAATGTTCTTAATCCGCCCAATCCCAAAAGTCCCATCAACACGGGCATCATCTCCCCTAAGTTTACAGCAGGAAGATCAATTAGGTATCCAGCCTGGGCTAATCCAAAAGTAAGGATCGGCTGCATAACGTATGTGTAGGCCAGTGCGAACCCGCATGACCACCCGATAAATGGACGCCACCCAGACTGAAACCAATTACCGCTCTTGGCGTCTGCTTCATTAATTTTAAGATTAGCAAGGTCGATGTTAGCGAGGCTCTCAGTCAGCTTCGCTTCAATCTCGCGCTCGGCAGCCGCTCGCTTCTCTTTATCTTCAGGAAGGAAACGCCCCGCGACATCCATGATGGATGGGAGCAACGTGGTGATAAGTGGAATCATTTTGATGCACCCTTTGACGTGTCTGGATGTGACCCATTATGAAGACCGGCAAGCTTTTCTACAGAACGCTCAATGTGCGATAACCTCGCCAGTACGCCACCTAGCTCGCGGTTCCGTCGTTCGAGAGCGTCAGGCGAACTCATGGTAGCCAATATATTTAGCCTTTGTTCTACTGTTCCTGACTTTGTCTCGAGTCGGTCAATCTTAGAATCAAGCCTTCTCAAGCGCACCTCAACGTCAGCGAGGGCTTCCGTCAGAGCCTTGACGCTCTGGCGCACGACTGCGAACGCCGCAGCGACTGACGCAATCATTCCCCCTAGCGTCAGCAGAATTCTGAGCGAACTCTCATCCATAGTTACGGAGCGTCTGGAAAGACGATCTGCGTTGGGTCAGAGTCTGTGCTTGGCAAATCTCTAAGGGCTTGCCGGTAGGTTGTCTCTGCGTCAGACATCGTGCGGTCGCTACTTGCTTGCCAGTCCGTGTCCTTCAGAAGCTGGTCACGCTCTTCGCGAACGCTGTCCCACGTCGCTGCAGGAGCAACGTAGTCCGCGATAGCCGTGCCAGCAGCTTCAATTTCATCAAACTGAGTGTTTCCCGCAACGCAAGGGATACTCATGTTGCGGCTGTCGTCAAAGATCACAGTGTGATCTTCATCTATGTACTTTAGAGCCATAATTCCCTCCTTAAAGATCCGCACTAAAGTTAAGGCGCGCGGATGCGCTAAGACTGTAAAAACGATAGGTCAGACCTTTCGCAGCGTCCGCGCTAAATGTGTGAGCTATCCAACCAGAACTGGTTGTGGTGTAACCTATAGTGATGGCAGTCGGGTTTTGTTGCGCCATGTCGGGCTGAACGCCAAAATGAGATAAATCGCTATACGCGAGTGTAGGAGCAGCCCGCATTTCAACTGGGAATTGGTAATACGCGCTTCCCCCAGTGGTTGCTGTTTGCGAACCAGTTGGAAGCGCGGTGTTGTTTGCCCCCGCCAGTTCATAGTAATACCTAAGACACTTTGCAAAAGTAGTTCCGTAGTCCTCCCTCTCAAATGTCGTAGCAACATCACCAATTTCAAGCTGGACAGCCGTGAGTTGCCAGTTATTGGAAGTGTTGTCCATCAAATTCTGTTGGTTCGAGGTTGCGTACTCTTCCCCGTTTGCCCAAGCACCCGCCGATCCGTGCATGTTTGTTCCGCAAGTCAGCGGAAATGTAATTCTCATTCCCTCGCCAGTATTGTTGTCAATACCCCCACTAGTGTCGCCCGGAATAATTATTTTGAAATGCTCAAAAGTGTTCGCACTCGCAACAGTATATTCTGCGATGTAGTGGCGGTTAGCGTCTCCCTGCAAAAGAGCGACACAGTGCGTTCCGCTTTTTGGCGACGAAAGAGTGAACGACAAAGCTATAGGTTTGGCTGCGGCGTTGCCTTCTTGAAGCGCCTGAAGGTTTTGGGCCTCTAGGGAATGGCAGATGCCTACAAACTCTCCGGCTGCGACTGCGGATTCTGCCGTCGTACAATCGACCTTCAAAACTTGCCGACAGCCTTGAGCTAGAACAGAATTACCTACGCTCAATTGGTCTTGTGACGTTATAAAGCGAGCAGTCCCTGGCCCTTCTTCTCGGATTTTCCACCGATCTATAGCCGTGTAGACGTTAGAGACTCCGCCCTGCCCCTCGATTGTTCCACGCTGGCTCACAGCCATCGATCCGTTATGAACAAGATTTTTGCTACCCGGACTGACAGGGTTTGATCCGAAGCGGAATTGCTCAACGCCGCCTGTTGTGATGCCCACCGTATCGGCGGCAGGGAAATAGAGGCCACTGTTTAGGTCACCCGTATTCGTGATAGAGGGTGTCGCGACAGCGCCATCTGCATTTGATGTGACGCCAGTGACAGACAGAGAGCCAGCCAGAGCTGTCGTCCCCGCCACATTTAGTGTGTCTGCGGATTCATCCCAGAACAGCTTTTTGCCAGTGGTCGCACCGAAGAAGGTTACGTCATATCCCGTGTCATCGATCCCTACGGTAACGGTTCCGTCCGCTTGAATGTTCTGTACGGCAATGGTGCCAAGCTCGTAAACGACAGCCCCACCACCAAGACCATCAGCAAAAATCATTTTTGTTTGGCCAGCCTTGATTGCGACGTTGGCACCTGTCCCTTGTGAAAATGTCAGGGTGTAGCTTGTCGCA